GTACACGTCAAGCCTGATAAAGCAAGTATCTTGTCTGTTCTTAGACACTACAAAGGCCAAGTAGTTCTTACTTCAATCAGTGAGAAGTCTGTTCCTAAGGAAATAAAAGCAATGTGCCAAATTAAAAGAGCAGGTGCTAAGAAACACTTATCAGAACAAATAAAAGAACTAGCCCCTAGAAGTCAAGAACCTTTTTCATATGAAAAAGACACATATTCTCTTGTTATGGAGTTCCTTAAAAGCACAGATAGAGACTTAGTAAAGGACTTACTTCTCTTCAACAAGCCTTCTGATATACAGATACTAACGTGGCTAAGTGAGAATATGCACCCTAACAGATTAATCTTTGTTGATGGGGTGGTTAAGAGAAAGTGGAGTCAAAGATACTTCTATGAGATGTTAGCATATACTCATATGGGTAATAACAGAGGTAGATTGAGTATGCCTACTCGTAAACAATACTCAAAGATACCTTATCTTTCTAAGAAGTTGGGGGTGAAGAACCCCAAACTTCTCAAGCAGTTGATGAAAGATGAACAGTTCAGAGAGTGGGCAAAAACAAAATTGTCTAATACGGATTGTAGAATCCTGAAGTTAGGAGAAAAGAAAAGAAGAAGAAGACTTGCTCCTATTGAGTTACAATACAAGTCTTTATTCCAATTTGGAGATGAAAAAAATGAAATATGATTTTAAATTAATTAGCAGAAAGGGTTTTCTAAACAATGTAGAACTAACTATAGAGATGAATCGAAAGTTCAGAGAAATACAAAACGAATACATGAAGACTGAGTATGCTTTATTGCTTCTATCAATAGACGATGAGTTTAGAACTCTCGGGAAGATACGAAAGATGTGTCATCCTGCTATCGACAGCATAGGTACTGATGCCCATACTACTTTCTTGGTGTATATGGAAGAGATGGGCTATATTGAGAGTAGAAAAGAAAACAGTAGGCATCGTTCTTACAGAAGAATAACCAGAAAAGAACTCAGCCTCAGAAAACTTAAATCCACTATGGAGGAATAAATATGTTATGGACAGAAAAATACAGACCAACAAAACTACAAGAAATTATAGGACAGAATAACTTTGTTCTAGACGCTCAATCATGGAAAGAAGAAGGCAATATGCCTAATGTTCTTATTCATGGTAATAGTGGAAATGGTAAAACAACCGCAGGTATCGTTCTAGGAAGAGAGATACTCGGAGATAACTTTACTGATAACTTCTTAGAAATCAACGCTTCTGATGATAGAAGATTAGAAAACGTAAGAACTACAATTAAGCAAGCCGCCCAAAGCGGAACTATTGGTGGGGCTCCCTTTCGTATTTGCTTACTAGATGAATTAGAAGGAATGACTACTGATGCACAAAACGCATTAAAGCGTATTATGGAAAGATATTCTGATAATATTCGATTCATTATTACTTGTAATGATAGAAACAAAATCATATTTGCTCTACAGAGTAGATGTGCTAACTACTTATTTAGTCCATTATCAAGTGATAATATGTTAATTGTGCTAAATAATATTATAAAAAGCGAAAAACTGACCAACTTCTCTCAGGAAGATTTGGGGTCGTTTATATACTCTATGCAAGGTGATATGAGGAGAGCGATAACCGAATTGCAAGCCGCTAAATCTAGTAATACGACTCTCTCAAAACAAGTAACTATTTCCTTAGAAGATTATGAAAATATACTAAATAAAATTATCAATAAAAATACAACAGTCTTAGGTGAAATTCATGAGTTACTCTATCAAGGCAGAACAGTCAGAGATATCTGTAATGGTCTGCATGATGTTGTTATCAACTCAGAAGGATTAGATAGCAATCTTAAATTCAAATTACTAAGAACAATAGGAGAAAGTGAATGGCGTTCCAATAGCATGACCCCAAAGGTACTCGTATCTTGGATGATGGGTCAGTTATTATGAAAACAAAAAACAAAAAAACAAAAAACAAGGTGAAAAAAATGGAAGAAACATTGAAAATAGAAATTGAAAAAGGCGCAGAAGTCTTGGGTATGTCCCAAGAAGATGCTATGGCAAAGTTCTCTGAACTATGCGAACAGAATAATATTGAAGAAACTAACAAACTAGGTAAGGGTCTTTGGAGAAATTTTGTCGCTAATGCCAACCGAGCGAAGAAGACCGATAGTAACGGCAGTACATCAACCAGTAATGACTCTTTTTACAAAGCAGCATTTGGTTTCTTTGTCTCATTAGAGGCTCCAAGAGATATGATGTCTTGGAACAGAAACAAAGCAAAGGAAGAATACCTTAGAGATGCAGATAACGCTCTTGAAAATGGTATTGTTGCTGTAGCAGTAGAAAATGCTCTAGGCAAATACACAGTATCTCGTTACTTTAACGGTAATTATGAAGAAAAGGTTGTAGGTGCTTTACCCGAAGGTGCAGAAACTCTAGAAGATGAAAGAATCTTTATTCCTCTAGATGGTACGGCTACTTACATGAACGGTGGAAAGAACCAAAACTACGGTAAGCCTTTGCCTAAGGAGCAAATGCGTAGAAGTGGTGTTTTCTTTGGTTCTGTAGACGGGACTAATGAGTTCAAAACATACAACTTCTCTTACAAGAATCAAGCGGGAGTAGACTTTGCCCCGAACACGTTTGAATGGGTTCATTTCCTATGTGTGGAAAGTTCTAGCGGTACTGATTTGTATGGTGCTAAGGACACGACTATTAAGAGTCTAAAACTCAATACCGAACTCGATGTAGAAGGAGACAACTACAGAGATATGGGTGCTTATGATTTTACTGCGGCTCTTAGTGATAACTTTGAAAGCCATGTTGTAGACTTGGTAGAATTAGAAAGAGTGCATCAAACAAGACAGGCTCTACCTGCTAAGGAGAGATTTATCATTACTCAAGGAACTGTAGTTAATATGGTTATGACTCCTACTTCTAACGGTAATAGAATCTTAACTCTATCTGATTTGAATGCTAGTGCTTCTTACGATGATGATGCAATCACTACGTTTTGGATTCCATCTAATCTAACGCTCGACTTCGGCATTGGTTCAGAAGTCTATGTTGTTGGAAGAACTTCTCAAAGAGTAGTTGATGGGGATGCTCAACCTGTAACGGTGAATGCGTCTGGTATCTATTGCTTAGAAAAAATGGGTGCAGTAGTCGAAGTTTCACAAGAAGTGGAGGAAAACTTTGACTGGTTTTGATTATTCCTGAGGGTCTGTGGTATTCCCTTCGCATGGCAAGTGTAAACATAAACTTGTAGGATAAGAATAGATGTTCAAATGGGTGCAAAGCCCTGTCCTTATGGAGATAAAACATGAAAGAAATTATAGATAAATATTTGATAAAACAAACAAGTTACATTGTGGATTTAAGCAGTGTAGATTTCATTACTTGGAATGAGAATGAAAGAGATATGGGTAAGTTTTTGGCTAAACTACACATTGGAACAAAAGAGACTCGCTTTATGTGTCAGTCTTCTTCCAACTTGAAAGAGTTGTTGGAAGCGTGGACTACAGCAAAGGGAGCAAGAATAGATATAGAAGCAACAGAACTAATATGGTGATAATATGGGATTAAAGAATAGAACACAAGCAGTAGCGAATGAAACAACCAACAATCAAAGAGTGTTGGCTTTTCATGACAAATTGAAGAAACAAACGGAAGTACGATTGGCTAGAAACAACCGTCTTATTTGTGGTATTTGGGGAGAACCTAAAACCGTAAAGAGTGGTCTAGCATTAGACTTCCCACATAAGCAGATTTATGTTTTAGATTGGGATGATGGTTGCGAACCTACTTGGAGACAGAACCATGAATGTACTGAAAGAATTACTCTATGGAATCCAGAGGTTAGAAACGCTAATGGTGAACTAGATATACAGAAGTCAGAAGCGAACTCAGAAGATTTCGTTTTGTTTGTTAAAGAACAAATCAAAGAAGGACAAGATGTTCTCTTTGTATTTGATGGAATTGATAAGTGGTTAGATTGTTGCACACTTCATGTAACTGGTTCTTCTAAGATTGGAAAACCACAAAAGATGAAGTTTGAATGGGGTAAAAGAAATGCTCCTTTCTATTCATTGCTAATGATGTGTAAGAATCTAAACTGCGACCAAATCTACATTACGCATTCTAAGGCTGATTACGGAGCAACAGGTGAAGTAATTGGTTCCAAACCTAATTGGCATAACTGGGGAGATTACCTTCATCAGATTATTGCAACTCGAAGAACACGCAAGAAGAACGATGTTGTGTATAAGTCCGAACTACTTAGTAGTAAGACAAATACAGAACTCGTAGGGAAGTCTTGGGAATCATTAACCGTT